GGCGCGTCGCAACCGGCTAGCATTACAGTAGAATCTGAACTTGCCGTAAATATCAATGCCCAGTCTACCGGTCAAATCAATATTCATTCTGAAACCGGAAATATCATGGTAGATTCTGAAGCAGGTGAAGTTCAGCTCGGTAAAAATCTAGCAAAACAGTTCGTCAATAACTTACCAAACTGTATCGTTACTGGCGCTCCGCACGCGGTCGGAAATGTAAATGTTAAGTGTTAAAAAGAAATCACCCGTAAGGGTGATTTTTTATTTAATTATATTCCTATATTGTTCACTAAAAGTTTCTAACACATTCAAGTGTGATTTAATTATTCTAGCAATATCATACACATTAAACAGTTGTATCGGTATTCCATCAGCGTCCTTAAAAGGTATAAAAAATTCTGATGTACAATACAAATTATTAAATTTAATTGAATAACTCTTTACTTTGAAATCTACGTCCGTATTTGAATTCTGAAGCAAAAATGCACGAAGATACTTATGGACTTCCTTAATATATGACTTGGCGTCGGTATGTAATTCCTGCAATCCCTGGGTCAGTCTAACCTTGATTTTAACCACTGCTCCTTGAGGAGAAACATTTAAATCTAGTAAAGCAGCGTTGCTGACCGGATGTAATGCAATAATCAGGTTATTGCGGACATGTTGTACTTGACGAGAAGTCAATTTAATGGGTTTAAGTTCTTGTGCCTTGTCGATTTCGTTCTTACAAATTTCGGCACATGCGTATTCATCTTCATTTGTATCGTACAAATCAGAAATAGTATCAGTTACCTTCTTATTATCAAGTTCGGATTTATCATATCCCAGTTTTTCAAGAATCGTATGTACTCGATTCTTATATTTTAAAAAGTCTGTATCAGCTGTAGCTTCATTCATAGATTTATATAGTTTTTCAATGACCTTGGAGGCGGGAGTATCGTTAATATATGCTTCGAAAATTTGTTCCATGTTATAGTCAACAATACTCACATCGCGATGAGTTCTAGCTAAAATATTCTTAATCTTATTACAGTAATCTCCAAAAACCATCTAGCAATTTTCCTTAATATATTTATAGTATTATTTAAGGAAACCGTCTTGCCATAATTCGTAAATTTTACCAATTTTGTCAGTTAAAACAATACCTGTGGCCTCGTCCTGAACAGTAATTTCTTCATTCGGATCCAAACAAGCATATTCCTGGTTGAAGAACTTAATACCATGGTCACGAATAACTTTCTTCCTGAATGTTTCATCACGACCATCGATTTCATTCCATGCAATCTTTGCAGGAACAAAGGTATTGATACCGGCGAGAGCACTCTGCCAAATCTTATAGAACTGGTTCATACCCTTAGGCGTCGAAATAAGAATCAACATACTTGTCTTACGAGAAGCCTGTGTCGGAATAACCGACATCATAAAATCGTCAGCATCCTGTTCCGGCAAGTGAGCAAATTCGTCCACGAGCATTAAGTCAACGGATTTACCACGAATAGCAGAAGACGAACTAGCAGCACAGAAAATTTTACAGCCGTTATCAAATCCTATTGATTTCTGAGACCAGCCGCCACGGTCCGGATTGATACCCTGTTGTAACCACATGGGAAGTCTCAGAACTGCGGCACGAATACGAAGCATAATTTCAATAGCCTGTGATTCCTTGTTAGCCAAAACCGCAATAGTCTTGTCCTTATGGAAAAGCGCGTACCACAAAATATAAAGCGTCGCGATCGTAGTCTTACCGGCCTGACGACCCACGGTAATAATTCTGTTATTTCTTAAAACTTTTTCACCTTTGGAATCCGTCATTATGGTTCCGTCATCGTTACGCATGAAATAAGTTCCGCAAATTACCTTGATGAGACGTTCCTGATATTCTCTCAACTTAATCGGCAATTCACCGTCTTCTGTCAAAATATAAAAGTAATTAGCAAAATGGAAAATATCTTTAGAACACTTCTCGTATTCCGCCCACTGCTCCTGGGTCATTTCCACATTTTCATTATGGCCTCTAAGTGTGTCGGTTCCTTGGAACATAGTTTACTCCTTCATAGCTTATATCTTATTTATATCTGAATAATTGCAAAAATAAGGGCCTTAGAGACCCTTATTTTATTGCCTAATATCTTTTATTAGAACGACTTAACGAACTCCCTGAACGCGTCTACGATGGCCTTAGAACCCTTCGTATCAACAGTCTTATTGAAAGTCTTTTGACCGTTGATAATCTTTTCACGTTGTTCAATGAAAAGTCCGGTATTTTCGTTAAGAACCCACTTAGAAACATACTGTACAGATTCGTACATTGCGTCAGTATAAGCGACCTGGGCGGATGGCATATAAACAGAGTCAATAGTTACAAGATTATAGTCATCTGCAACCATATTACCTTCTGTCAAATTACCGGTACCACGAGAAGAGACGCCCATACGAACACCGTCGAGCAAGAGGGATTCAAGGAGCTTACCGTTAGGAGTATGCAAAACCTTGGCCTTACCCATTGCGAGGTTTCCGTCCATGTGAAGGTCTGTAATCATAATTGCAGCTTCACGAGGGTTAATTTCGATTGTCTCAGGGTGGTTCAATTCTCCAAGAGCTTCACGGGATTCAATGAGCTTCTGGAACTTGTTAACTTCACGTTCAATAATTGCCCTAGAATAAGTACGACCGTTACGGTTTACTTCTTCAGCCATCATGAACGGACCACTGATATACATGGTCTTCATATTATTGCCGGCGTCTTCTAGCATTGATTTTGCTTCGGCGCAAGCTTCTTCGCACAATAGCTTTTTTGCTTCCATAATTAAAATCTCCAATGTTGTTTACTATATTTATAGAATTTTTACAATTTTTCCGAAGATTTTAATGCGGATTTGCCTTATAAATAATATATAAAATCATAAAAAGGGATTTAAAATGGAACATTTATTCAAAACTGATGATAGCAATATTGCCTTTACTCAGGATGAAGCTTACGATAATATCATGGAAGCCATGACCCATGAACCTAACTGGGTTAAGGTAATGAAATGGGCAGTAAGCATTCATTTCAACAGTGCACATACAGATGACGGTAATCTTATTCCGTCACATATCGGTAACTACTTCTCAACAATTCGTTTTAAGAACTGGACTACAAATAACAACGGTGTTGAGGGTCAGCGTCCTACGCAGTTGGCTCTTTTCTATGAAGGTCGCTTAAAATCTGAAATTGTTCATGGTTCTACAACCATTACCGATGTTCGTCCATTTACTATCGTGTATGCAATCGACGGTAAGGATGAAATCAACATGACAATCAAGACCGACAAGGACCTCATGAAGAGCTTGGAAACAGGTACCCCGAACTTCTCCAAGATTGCAGAAACACTTCATGACCTTGCACGTAACTGCGTTCGTTATGCGATGGTTTACTGGAAGAATGAAGCACATGACGCACTCATTGTCAAGGGAACTCAACTCGAACGTTTCGGTGAAATCTTGAAGGATAGTACACTTGCTCCTACTTCTGTTCTTCGTGACGGTTCCAAGAAAGCCGGTAATGGAACTCCTGGATATATCATTCCTAAGGGTTATATATTTACAGTTCCTGCTGACAAGGTTAAGGAAGCTCGTGACTTCATTAGCAAATGTAACTGGTACGGCGGTATCGAAACTGAAGTTACCGACGAAAACGGTCATACAAATACAAAGAAAATCGGTTGGGGTTCCAGCACGGAATTCCCGACAAAGACCATGGAAGATGGTTCCATGCTTTGCGGTGTAAGTAGTCACAACGAATTTGCAACTGTCATGGTCAATACTCTCAAAAATATGGGTGTTATCGAAAACGATAAAGTCGATACTGTAAGTCTTTTGACTCCGAACGGTAATCAAAAGGCTGGCGGTGTAACTGCTGTTGTTAACAAGATTGCCAATGGTGAATCTCCGGCTACAGCTGCTGCCTCTTCTTCTGGTAAGAAGGTTCCTGTCACTCTCGCATTTGACAGCGCTTCTTTTGGAATCGGCGCTAAGCTTACCAATGCAATGGTCAGAAAAGCTACGCTCACCAATTCTCGTTCGAATGCTGATATTGCTATCGACGATGAAGGTGAATCCGTCACAATCACTGGCATGTCTGAAAAGGATATTGCAAAGATTACTACATTCCTCAACGCAAAGGGAATCAAATACAGCAAGATGTAATCTTGAATATAGTTTCAAAAACCAGGTGAATAACCTGGTTTCTTTTTTATCCTTTATAAATAATATAAATACAGTAAAGATTTTAAGGAGATTTTATGAACTTATTTGAAGCTAAACAGATTGCCGAAGAGCACGGTTTTAAAGTTGCTAGAACTAAGAAAGGTGGCAATGATAAGGTTCCGCCTTGGGCCAAGCTCGACGAAGGTAAGAAAGACGGTGACAAGGTTCCACCATGGGCCAAGCTCAACGAAGGCAAAAAGGGTGACGACAAGGTTCCGCCTTGGGCTAAACTCGAAGAAGCTAAAGATGTTGTTGAAAAAGCCGGTTTTAAAGTAATCAAGGAAGGATTCGGTACCGCTGAAGGTACACTCTTCACAAGCATTTGCGAAAAGTATCTTAATAACGCATATTTCTTGACTCTTTCTGCCAAGGTTGGTCTTCAGGCTGCAATCGCAGAATTCCTTGAAGAAGTCCGTGAATGTATCGGCAAGGGTGTAAGTCCTGAATATTACAATAAGTTTGCAATTCGTATGAAGGCTTGCAAGACTGAAACTAAGGCACTTTACACTATTTCAAATGCGATGTTCGCTGGCGAAGGCATGGCTCTTCACTAATCGAATTTTCAAATAAAAATTCAAACCAGGCCCCGAGGTCTGGTTTTTTCATAAATACTAAATGGACGAAGTAATTAAAATGCTCAAATCGCATAGGATTTACTTCAATCCTATGTCTGACCATATGGTTTATTTCGGTATGGCTGAGGATTTTATTGTCGGAACATTCTCTTTCTATGGTTCTGAACCTTTATGTAGATTTAGTTATCAAGACGGTGATAATAAATATTTCAAAAATTTTAAATATAATAAAGATGAATTTGAAGAAGAACTAGAAAAAGCTGGAAAAGCTTATGTTCATTTCAAGAATCAAGAAGTCGAAAATATACTTTCTGTATTAGATTAAAAAGAGGTCCCAAAGGAACCTCTTTTTAAATTGTTTGCTAATCAGTTACGATTACTTCTTGGTGATCGGAGCATCAGCCCAGTCGAAAACCTGAGGATTTTCAACAGTAGCATAGTCCGGGCTCAAAACAGCAGAACCAGCGTTAATCGGTGCCCAAGCAGAAGCTGCAGACGGGTCAGCGTCCTTGAGGAACTCAGGAACAGCCCACTGAGACTGCGGAAGGTTATTGATAACACGCTTGTTAAGAGCATCTTCACCACCAGAAAGTTCATAAGCAGGCTTTACAGTGTAGTGATAAAGACCATCGCTATATGCCTTGCCATAGAAACCAGAAGTTTCTACCTTTTTATCAGTGTCGAGGAAGTATGCAGAAACATCCTGCGGATAATCGTTACCGACGTTGTAAATGTCATTTCTACGTTTCATGATTATTTCTCCTTAATTTTTCCTATGTGAAGATTAATTCCTTCACACCTATTTTATTTATAGAATTTTTCCGGAAGAAGTTGTTAAGATATAATAAAAAATGCAGGTTTTTACGCCTGCATTTTTAAATGTTATTTCAAATTGTCCGAAATTACCATTCGAGGTCTTCACCAGCTTCTGCGAAGAGGCCGTTGAACTTCAAGAGACGGTAGTAGTTTTCAGCGCCCAACATATTATGAGCAAAGCCGTAGCGGCTCATGATACCAACGCGAGGGCTGAAGTCATTCGGGTCAATAGCCTGGTTGACAACACCGGTTACGTACGGGCAGAAGATAACACCAGCATCATAGAGGCTAGAGCCCTTGAATGCGAGGAGAACTTCACCGTTATCGTGCTGACCGAATTCGTCAACAGCGTACTGGTCACAGAAGACCTTAACAACACCGTTCAAAGTACCCATTTCCGGAGTAACAGCAGAACCGTTAACTTCGTGAGCAATCTTGGTGAACCAAGGATTAGCACACTGGAGAACAGTAGCAACGTCCGGGGAAACAACTGCGATGTTAGCAGCGCCACGACGAGTAGCAGTACGGATGTCGTTTACACCCTTCATGATGTGGGTAATAATCATACCGAAACGTTCCTGGGAGTTACGGCCGATGAATGCATCGTTTTCCTGAAGAGTCTTTGTAGACTTGTTGAACACACGAGGTGTGCAAAGAGCCTTACAACGACCGATAGTTTCACGGTCCATTTCAGCAGTCATTTCAGCCTGGAGGACGTTAATCATTTCAGTCATCATTTCGATACCCTGCATAGCCTTAATATCGGCAGCGGATTCGAGAGAGAAGGAAGCAGCGAGCTTACGGCTCTTAGCAACAATGGACTGACGGCTGAGCATAAGGCCGATTTCCGGCATCTTACGGCTTACAGACGGGTCATCAGAACCAAAAGTCGGGCCAGTGATCTTCCAACCTTCAGCGGACTGAGTGTCAACGCCGGTACCAGCATCCCATTCACCAGACTGGTTAGCGGTAGAACCGGTATAACCAGAGAAGCGAGGAACTGCCTTCCATGCGGCTTCAACGAGTTCGTTCGGGTTATTTGTCTTATAAATGTAACGGAGTGCGAATGCAAGACCGACAGGGCCAGTCAACGGCTGAACACCAACGAGAACGTTAGCGAAGAGCTGCGGGAACACACGACGGACGAGTGCGAGAGAAATCGGAGCGAAAACGCCCTTAGCATCACCACCGTGAGGAATACCCTGGTCGAGACCAAGCGGAGCACCTACACCCTGAGTGAAATCTTCAGTGAGAAGTTCTGCACCGAGATTCTTAGTCTTCTGGTTTTCAAGAAGACGTGCGGTATTATAACGTACAAGGGAGTCCTTGATACCAGCAACGGAAAGTCCGCCCGGTGCCTTGGCCCAAGTATCTACCATAGTAGCTTGTGATTGTGTAACTTTCATTTATTGTTTCTCCTATAAAAATCGTTTATACTTTATTTATATGAATTTTTTTGGAATTCTCGTAATTAGCAAAACTGAGAAGCCCTGGCAGTCGTGGAATCAACTTCAGGTTCCTGTTTTCTAAAACGTTCAGTCAATGTTTCAGCAGTAGTGTCTTCGACAAAGCGAGACTTGCGAACCGGACGTTCACGCTGCTCAAAGAGCTTAGCACGTTCACGGCGGACCGTTTCATAATTTTCTGTCTGTTCTTGAACCATCTCGATATAAGGATCAATGTCGCGCTTGGTTTCGTTGAGGCTCTTGTCCTTGAAGAACTTCTTAACCTTTGCACGTTCTGCGACGCTCAAGCTGGCAGTCTTTTCAGCGATAAGAGACTTCTTACCAGAAATTTCAACCAATTCAGCAAGACGCATATTTTCGGAAACCTGCTTCTTCAAGGATTCTTCGAGTTCGGCATTTGCAGCCTTCATGTCGCGAATCTTCTTGGAACCAGAGAGATCCATCGGAACATACTCTTCTTCAAAGAGGCGCTTGATGCCGTCGATGATAGGAGCGTAAGTTTCGGTCATTGCCTGCTTCTTGATGAGGCTTGGGTCAATCTTTTCATTGATATTATATTCGAGGTACTTGTCAAGGCCAGTAATAACCTTTTCTTCGAGAGCTTCAAGTTCTTCGCCATATTTTTCCTTGAACTTCTTTTCAAAATATTCAAAGATATATTGTTCGGAGGCGTCTTCGAGCTTCTTCTTATAGGATTCAACCTTTTCGTTTGCTTCCTTTTCGAGAAGTGCTTTCTGTTCCGCACACCAAGCATTAGCCATTTCTTCTACCTTAGCGGCATTCTGTTCCTTGGCTTCTTTGATTTTTGTCTGTGAAAATTCATCGGCTTTCTTAGCGAGATCCTGGGCAATCTTTTCCTTTTCTGCTTCCACCTTTTCAGCAACCGCGGCCTCGAAAATCTGCTTGATTTCATTAAGGTCCTCGGCTGAGCAAACGCCGGAAAGCTTAGTTAGAAATTTTTCCATTGAATCCTCCAATATAGTTTAGATTTTTAAAAACTTTTACCGTTTTTATATTTTATTTATACTTGAAAAATTGGAAAATTCGCAAAAAGACAAAAGGACCATATGATTAATGGTCCTTATTAATCTTGATATTTTTGAATATTTGGGGTTAATCAATGTCTGTCGAGGGTCCTAAAAGCTCGGTTTGGGCAAATTCGACCAAATCTTCGAGCGGAACACCAAAATAATCAGCCTCTTCACTAGTCGTATTATCGTTATAATTGATAATCATATTATAAAGAACCTGGTCATCACCCGTCTTATTTGCGAATATATTATATAAGTCATATGGCGAAATGACAAAATTGTCAACAAATTGGTCCATAAAGTCCAAAGCGTCATCGATTGACTTACCTTCAAGAGCCACATTCTTAGTCAGAAGTGCATAATCCTGAACGAATTCAGTATTAACCTGCTGGTTGAACGGGATTCTTTCAGTATCTTCGCTGTCGCCGGTTACAAGGCTGGACGGAATACCGTTTTCCCTATAATCCTTAAGTGTTTCAACGTCATTTTCAGAAATCGCATAAGAAATAGGATAATCCGGAGTAGCCCATTGGCCATCGGCAGAATTCGGGTTCTTCATGATATTGCCAGAACGGAACAACTTCTGTAATTTTGTCAAACTTGTCTCGTCTGTACCGTTATTGCCGTTCTTATCTTCATTATAGAACTTAATCAGCTCGTCAGCGGCATCAATCGGATCAGTCTTTCCGCCGTTATAGAACGGGGCGATTTCATCACGGTTACTATTATAATAATCGTAGATTTCCTTATCGGCCTGCAAATTGAGAGCATCAAGCGTATTGTCGATGAATGTATCAATATCAGAACCTACAGATTCACGAATACCGTGAAGATTTACCTTTTCACGGCCGAAGTCACGAGTAAGTTCAAATTTAATACACTGTGCGGCATAGTCTATATCTACATCGTCATAATAATCAGTAATAATATCCAGAATTTTACCGATATACTTTTCAGTATCGACACCTAGAGACTTGAGTTTTCTCAAAACTTTTGTGGCATACTTTTCAAATTTTGTCTTAAAAAAGGTTGGTGCTTTATACATTTTATCCTCTACTGTTATTCTATTTATAAAAAAGACCGGTTTTACCCGGTCTTGAATATAAATGTCCAGAACTATTAGGTTGTAACCATTTCGAAGTTCGAATAGCTGAAGGTACAGCTACGAGTAACCTTGCCTTCCTGTTCAGCACCAAGGTCGGAAGTAGCGATAGTCTTCGGGAATACACGATAAAGAACCCACTTGATAGGGAGGAGTTTCTTCAATGTGGAATCATAAAGAAGAATTTCAACCGTAGCGGTATAATCCTTAGCGTAGTTAGACGAAGCACCACCAGTTACACGACCGGCCACGTCAATATCATTTTCGAAACCCTGGCTGAAAAGCAAGTTAGCCCAACGGTGCAAGGCGATAGAAACGGACAAATCCTGGAATTCATCGAACTGAACGGTAAATTCACCGGCGACCGTGGCCTTACCCGGATATACAAGCTTAGAACCCATGTAATGAGTTTCGATAGTATTGAATTCTTTCTGAGGAATCGTCATAGTCTTAGCACAGAGCATCAACTCTTCGGTGTCAAGAATATCTGAAAGTGCGGAACCCTTCTCGTACAAAAAGTTAACCTGAAATAGATATTGCTTAACGAGGTCTGGCTTATTTACAATGCTTGTCGTAAAAACCGACATATTATTTTGTTCTGCCATAAAAATCTCCTTAATTATTTAAGCTTTGTATTATTTATAGAATTATATAATATCGATATTGAGTCAAAAATCAAGAAAATTTCGTTTTCGGGCAGTTCTTCTGAAATTCCTGATATAAATAATATATAGTTTACATAAGTGAGTGAGTGAAATTTCTATATTTTTGTTAATTTTTTAATTTTTAGGAGATTCTATGGCAAAATATACAGTGCCCGGAATTAAATTTACGGAAATCGACAATACGATCCGTACCGAAACCGAACCAGGTTTAGGCATTGGCGCTATCGTCATGAAGTCTAACAAGGGTCCGGTTAACCAGCGTATCGTTACCCGTAACTATAATGAATTCGTAGAAGTCTTCGGCGAACCAGAATCATTGACCGACTACGGTCACTTCGCTGCCGAAAACTATTTCGCAAATTCCACCCAGCTTTATGCAGTTCGTGCAACTATGGGTGATGAACAGTATGCACAACTCCAGTTTGCTTATCCGGATGCAACCATCACGAATAAGGACGACAATACTGGCGTTTTTAAATATGTCGACTCCCAGGGCGACTACCAGTTAAATCTTATTCCGAAGCTTTCTACGGTAGATGAAAATCTCAGCACTCTTAGCGGAGATTGGTTGTTCCCAGATCCTACAGCTACTGCTGCAAAAGACAACTTCTACCTTTACCAGGAAGGTCGTTATGACGTCTTTACCGATATTCTTTCGAAGAATACCGATATTGTTGTTTATAAGAAGCTCGCACAAGAGCCGAGCGTTAACCCGAATGTATTAAAGGGTACACACGTCAATTATCCAAAACGTTTTGATGGCAATATTTCTTCCGATGATGAATTGATTTTCACAAGTGCTGCTTGGGAAACTGGTTCTGCTGCTTCTGGAATGATTACATTCTTGACTTCTACTCCTGGTAGCGATGGCGAACGTGAAGTTGCTATTACTGTTCCTGCTGATGATACCTTGAATAAGGCTCCGACAACTATTCAGTTCTGGGGCAATAACGACAAGGTTAGCACTTGGGCTCAGTCCGGTGTTGCTTACAAGGATATTTTCACATCCGCGAACTTCTATGATCCGGATAATTTGATTAAGGCAGACGCATGGCAGTCCACTTCTAGCGGTTATCGTGCCGCTAAAGCTTATAAGATGCCGATTATCGACTGGGAAGATCCAGATACGCCAAAGGCATATTATGTCGACGCCGATACCATCGATTATAATAATGAAGATTATGACCGTGGTTCTGTTTCTGGTATTTCTTATACCGAATACGGCTATGTCGATGAAACTCACGATATTATCAGTAACTACATGGTTTCTGAAATTACTGATGTTGCACACCGCGCCGAAAATATCTACTCTGCTTGCAACATTTCTGAAATGTACAAGGATAATACCACAGAATCCTATGACCCGATTATCAACGCTAACGCTACACCGCGTCAGATTATTCTTCGTGTCATGGATGACAACGGTATCAACGATGTTTCTGAAATCAGCAACTATACTTACTTGCGTTATGTAAGTGTTCTCAACAATCTTGATATTGTTGAGCGTATCGTCAAAGATACTCCTGCAGAAATCACAAGTCGTTTGAACAAGAATTTGTTCTACCTCATCGCTGATGACGCAGAAAACAAGTTCAAGAAGATTCCAGTATTTGCAGCTGACCCGGTTACTCCGGCAATCAATCCGATTACTCCGGAATTTACTTACTATACAGGTAACAACGAACGCAAGACCGTTGACAACATTGTTGCAACCCCGACTTCTTATCTCGTTAACTCCGTTGATAAGACTTATGCCGAGGGTTACACTATCTTGACCCAATCCGAAGACGAACCTGGTAACGGCGATATTGAAAAGTATGTCAGCCTCCCAGACCAACTCGTTATCGCTTCCATCGGTCCTGGTAAGTACGGTAATGACGTCGGTGTTTCTATCATCACTACTGAATGTGCCAATATCAAGGCTCTCCAGCATCAGAATGCTTTCAACTGGAAGTATGCTTACGATGATGAAGACTTGGTTGACAAGGACACTTCCGATATTGACCAGAACCCACAGGATTTGACTTGGAAGAAGGTCTTCCGTATTAACGTTTATGTCAAGAACAAGACTCAGACCGCTGCTGGTGCTTGGGGTACCGGTATGGATGCTCTCTTGAAGGATCCTGCTGAATCTTGGTATGTTTCGACTGACCCGCTTGCTAAGGACGCAGAAGGTAATCCGCTTTATGCTCCGACTGTAATTAACGGTCACTCCGATTACATCTACGTTTCCCGTAACTCTGCCGGCGCAGCCATTGACTGTAAGGGTAATTACCGTCAGCCAAAACAGACTTACTCTGTTTACGCTCTCAACGGTGGCCGCAATTCTCAGAAGAATAACATCTCTGAAAAGACTGCTGCCCTTAACTTCTATCGTGACCGTCAGAAGGCAGATTTCGACATCTTGTTTAACGTTGATGCTATTGATACATTCAATGGTCGTCAGCGCTTCAGCGCTCACCAGCGCAAGATTGCTGAAATTGCCGGAAACCGCACAATGGATATGGGTGTTGTTCAGGTTACTTCCAAGGCTGCAAAGACTTGTAAGGCCATGATTTCCGAAGCTAAGATGTTCAGCTTTGCAAACGGTTCGTATATCGCTGAATACGGTGGTTACGATAAGTATTACAATGCTGCTCTTGCCGCTTGGATTTACTTGCCGAAGTCTGTCGCCGGTGCTTGCGCAATGGCTCACTGCGATACTTTCGAATATCCATGGCTTGCTCCTGCCGGTGTATCTCGCGGTACAATCCCGTATACAACTGGTCAGTTGCTCCGCCTAACTGATAACGAAATCGGCCAGCTCTACGATAACAACGTCAATACAACCCGTGACTGTGGCGGTTATGGTGTCGTTCTCTGGGGTCAGAAAACTGCTCTCAAGAAGAACAGCCTCCTCAACCGCATCAATGTCCGTCGTTGCTTGAACTATATCGAAAAGCAGCTCGAAAACATGATGACTCCGTACCTCTTCATGCAGAACTCCGTTAATACTCGTTCGTCCGCACGTAACGATATTGACTCGTTCTTACAGCGTGTTAAGGCTGCTGAAGGTATCGAATCTTACGCATTGAGCGTCACACAGGATCCGGAAGATCCGACAATCATGAACGTAAATATTCGACTCGTACCTATCAGTGCAATCGAATTCATCGATGTTAAGATTATCATCAACCGTAGCCGCGGCGTTAGCGTTGAAGAAGGTTAATTCTTAACCGATTCTGATTATTTAAAATCACTCACTTTCGGTGAGTGATTTTTCTTATCTCATAAATATAGTATGGATTACACAATATCAGAAAATATAGAAATTAGTGCATATGAGGCTAAACTTACCTTCAATGAAGATATTAGACCTTACTTAAATAGTGAATTATTTAGTGTTACAATCGACGATTTATATACTAATACTTCTAAAACTATATCATATTTGGAATTTCCGGAATATGGCATTACAAATAATGACCCTGACTATGGTAAGCGTGAAAAGTTAAGTTTCTATGACCATAAAGGTCTTCTAATGTATATAGACGGTGCTAATACTTTCTATTTTAAGCAATTAATTTCTTGTAAAAAAGATGATAGTGAAGTAGGATTCAATAGTTCAAAAATTACATTACACTTCGATGATAATAAAGAAGCGGTTTTTAATTCTATTCTTCTTCCAAAAATTTTGCGTAGTCCAAAGCTTATTCAGGTAGACGATAGTGCTGAAGATCCTGTTTTATTCGCGGCAAACATGCGTCAAGAATTTGATTATGATGCACCCGTAAATACGACACAAACAAATCAAATTACTACGGACTATGTTGCGGGTGATACTGATGGTATCTATGTAAATACATACAATCCAGATACAAATGTTCCTTGCTATTATAGTTCATTATCTGCATTTATTGATACTTGTTATACTAAATTAGACCCTGTTGAAATTGCATCGGTTTCTTCATATCTTTATGATGAAACCACAAATGAATCTTATCCGATTACATATACGTCCGCAGAAACAACACAGTCTGCAACTATTCCATTTGCCGATGGCTATGTTGGTGAACTTGTTTATCAAGAATATTGGCAGTTTATTTCTGCTGATGATGATAAATTACATAAAAATAAACTAGTATTTGACTTAAATGTAAATGGTGTTCCTGCTCCGGAAATGTTATTAACACTACAAGTTTCTATGGACAGTGGTTCTCTTAATCGTATAACCAAAACTGCAGAAGCAACTATTCGTATTACAAACCCGAATGTTGCTTATTATCAAGAACCGGTTAAAATTTTTATAACACAAGATAGCGGTGAACGGGAAGAAATAACTGGTCATGAATTTGACGAAAATGGTCAAATTGTATTTACAAAGCATATTGAATTTGAAAATATAAAAGAGCGAGAAGATATAATATCTACACATTTTCTTGTTGAAGCTTATCTTGATCTCGAAACCGAAGATTGGTCAAAAGATGCAATAAAAACACAAACATATAACTTTGCAGAAGCAGATTGGACTTATAAGAAAACACCATTAAACCGATTGGAATTTGCTGATGCAGCAATGGTTCCAGTCGATGGTAAAATTACATCTGACCAAAAAGGTGAATTACATTATGTAATTACAAATACAAATAATAATATTTTCAATACGAATTATGCCGATGATACACAGGGTTCTAACGGTATCTATGTTGTATTAATTGGTTCAGATTCAGTTGAGGAAATTGCAGGACCATACTTTGGTTATGATAACGAAAACTTGTATGTTGATTATACTGATATTGATATTACTACAGAGCAATCTCCAGAATTAACATTATATACATGGAACGTTTATGAAACTGATGAATATACTAATGAACAGGTAAAAGCTGCAACAAGCGCAGTTTCTCGTTCTTATCGTTTCTATCATCAAGATGAACCTATTCCATACTTCCAGAGATTTTTAATAAATATTGATAATTATTATCCAGAAGAAATTGAAGATGGTGCACATTGGATTTCTAACGATAAAGAAGAATTACCACATGCTGGTTCTGCACGAATAATAGTTAATAATCCGAATATCGATTATAGAGATTCTAATAATTTTAAATACTTATTTAATAATCCAGATGGTTCTGTTTCCAATCCAGATTTTAGTAATTATACATCAAATGGCGATGTATACTTTACAGCTTACAATATTTCGCTTACACGTGAAAATAGTGCAACAAATTTCAGTGTAAGTGCTTGGATGGAAGCGGATATTCCTAATAAACCAGTTAGGGATATAATTGACGAAACTTCTGCTATAGCTACATCCGAGTGGTGGAAATATAAGATTGTTAAACCAGATATTTATCCATATAACTACCTAGCTAACTTCAGTCTTTATAGCCTTTCTGATTTAACTATTAATGGTGGTAGTATCGGAAGTAAAGACCTTGCTTGTAGAAACTTGGTTGTTGAAAATGGTGCAACCATTCGTTCTAATGTTGCTGTCGCTGCAGGTTGTACTGTTACAACAAATAGTACAAACCATTTCTATGGAACACTTTCGGCACAAGCTATAACTTGTAATAACCCGTCAATATTCGACAAGCCTATATACATCGGTAATTATGTATCTTTAAACGGAACAACCATTGATACTGTTTATGGTGGTCCGAACTGTTCATATAATTATCAAAACGGCGGTCACATTAACCATATCGAAACCTGGGAAAATCCAGTTTATCCAGAAATGCCTGCAATTTCTGCAGAAGAAGTAGAGACTGGCACTGGTGATTATTCAAATAACGCAGTATTCGGTGCACCTGGTACATATACCGTTGGTCATTATAACCGTTTGGATGTTGATAACAGGGATCGTTCTAAGATTGTTACATTCTATCCGGGTAAATACTATTTTGACACCATTAATACTGATGTTGATGCGACATTTAAAATTGAAAATGGTTCTTCTGAAGATGGTGTAGACCGTTCAGTTATGATTTATGCAAATAATATCGTATTGAATAATAATATTACCCTCGTTGAAAGAAGCGATGGTCCATTCGACTTCCGTCTTTACTATGGCGGCAATGGCACTGCTTCTATCGGTGTTCAAGGTACTTCCAATGCCGGTACAATTATCGCACCTTATGGAACAGTCGAATTCAAGAACTCATCAACATGGGTTGGCCATGTATGGGCACAAAAAGTCATACTGCAAAACGGTGCGTCAATCGATAACAATGTATAAAATAAAACCTGGTCGAAAGACCAGGTTTTTTATTAAAGGTTAAACTTAAATTAACCTTGACCCATTGGAGGAATACAATTTCCAGGCATGCAACCAGGACCCAAGCAACTACCAATCTGGGTATCTGGACAAACTTTCCACGGAGTTTCAAGAACGTGTGTATGTCCGTCGCCGCAAGGCTGAACTACACCGTTAAGAATCAAGTGAGTATGTCCGCCTACCTTTGTAATCGGAGTAGGACCATTAAGGTTAGCCGGTTCGCATATAGCGTCAGATGTCCAGCCATAGCCGAATTCATTCCAAATCAAGAATTCGTGATGGTGCGGACCCATAACATCTGTACCTGAGAAAGTATCGGTACGTCCAACCTGGGACGTATTCTCGTTAAGGGCAAGCTTAACTTCGTCATTAACGTATTCTGTCAAATTTTTCATTTAAAACCTCTATACTTATTTATAAAAGTTAATATCCAAGGTCATCTCCGCCGGCGTCGTCACCCTTATTTCCGCCTTCAGCAGCGACAGCTTCAGCCTGTTCCTGCATCTGACGAACTTCATTATCCAACATTTTGTTGTTGAGAAGAATTTCCTGAGTAGACATACCGAGAATCTTTTC